CGATGCTGGATGGGACTCATGTATCGGCGGCAACAAGACGTGGACGGCAACGGCCTCTCACGTCAAGGTGGTGGGCGACGCATCTCAGGATGCCATTTTTGATGGCATTGTCGCTGGCTCATTGCTTCCAATAGTGTTTTACCCGATCATCGGCAGCGGCAAGCCTCAATACAGCGGTAACGTGCTGGTTGAAAAATGGGATTGGAAAGCGCCAAACCAGGCGATCCAGGATCTCGCCCATTCTCTCAAAGGCTCCGGACCGCTTGTCCGCGGAGTGCAGCCGTAAGTTTTCGCCAACCGCAACTTAGCCCTTAGCCTTCAGCCCACACTGAAGCTAAGGGCTAATTGCTAATTGCTAATTGCTAATTGCTAAGTGCTTTTTATGCCCGGAATGATCTGTGATGTGTCGCAGGTGCTCAAAGCGCAGGATGATCTTGTCACCAGGCAGCTTCCCTTCGCCACCGCCCGGGCGCTCACGTTGACAGCTCAAGATGCGCAGGCGGCGATCCGCGCCGGCATGCCCAGCCGGTTCACCATCCGCAACGCCTGGTCACAGCGCGGAATCATCATCAAGCCCGCCAGCAAAGACGTGATCCCGTACCGCTCAGCCGTAATGGTGGGCGATATCTGGAATTACCTTTTTCTCCAGGAGCCGGGCGGTGAAAAGACGCCTACCGCATCCGCCCACCTGGCCGTGCCGGAAGATATCCGCAGCTCACCCAGCCAGATCCTGCGCCGCCAGTTGCGGCCCAAAGCGCTGCTGGCGCGCAAAGACGTGTTCATCAAAGATCTGGGCGGCGGCAATCAGGCCATCTATCAGCGTGTGGGCAAGGGCCTTAAGCTGCTGTACATCCTGGTACCGGAAGCGCGTATCAAGCCGCGGCTGGGACTGGCCGAGACGGCGCAAAAGATCGGCAATGAACGCTGGGCCATCAACTTTGCGGCATCGCTGGAAGCCGCACTCATCACTGCCCGTTGACCGATTTCCTAAAAAGGAGCTAACACCAAAGTATGTCAACTACTGCAAACCCGCAACGTGGTGAAGTTGAAATCACATTGGACAAGCCGCGCATCCTTAGGCTTAACACAAATTCTATTGCCCGCGCAGAAGAGCTGCTGAATACCTCGCTGCTCAACAATGATCCGCGCGCCTTTGGCTTCAAAGAAGCACGCGCGCTGCTGTTCGTCGGCTTGAATGATCGCAAGCTCACGCTGGAGAAAGTAGGCGAGCTGATGGATGAAGCCGACGATGCTGCTGTGATTGGCGCGATCACAAAAGCATGGGCTTTGCACTTGTTCCGGCATGAGAAGCCGGCTGATCCAACGGAGGCAGCTGAAGAGCAAACGGACCCTCTGAAGTAGGCGAGCCGTGGACGTGGCGACGCCTACTGGAACTGTCCGCTACCATCGCACTCAAGCCGGATGAATTCTGGCGCATGTCGTTCTTTGAGTTCTTCTGTCAGGTCAAAGGCTTTTATGATCGCGAGGAGATGAAGTGGAAGCGCGTTTACGTTCTCTGGTCGATACAGAAAGTCGGCGATCCGGTTACGTTTGATCAGTTCATGGGACGGCCTAAAAAACTGGAAGACATGAGCGAGGAAGAAATCCTGAGCGCGTGGGAAGAAGTGGTGGGATAAAAATGCCAGCACCGCAAGCTAAATTCGAGTTTGTAGCCACCGGCGATGCCGCCGTCAATGCCCAGATTGAGCAGGTTGTAAACAAGCTGGTCAAGATGAAGCTGCAGGCCAAAGAGACCACGGAGTCTGCCGCCGAAGGCATGGAAAAGGCCCGTATGTCCACCCATCTTCTCAATGAAGAGCTGGGGCTGCACATTCCGCGCGCCATGCAGAAGATCATGGCCGGAACGCCCGGGCTGAGCAAGGCCCTGTCAATGGCCTTCAGTGTCACCGCGGCTGTCGGCTTTGTGGAGATCATCGGCACACTGATCGACAAGATGCCGGAGCTTACCAACGCTTTTATGGGCTTTGGCGAGGAAGCGCAGAAGGTCTTTGCCGATCTGAAGACCGCCAATGCTGGCATACAGAAGGCCATTGAGGACAACCAGAAGCAGGCTCTGGCGGACATGTTGCTTGGCTTGTCAGGTTCCGCGCTCGATAAAGGGCAGCTTGATCAGCTCATAGCCCAGCGCGATCAAAAGATAGAAGAGCGCACGAGGGTATCCAAGGGTTCAATGCACGTGGTTCAGGCTGAGCGCATCGGCTCCATGAAAATCCCGATGCACACGGTGATTGATCCCGAGGCGCAAAAAGAGGTGCAAAACCTTACCGCTGAAATCACCAGGCTGGATGGCGCCATCGCGAGTGCCGGCAAACACCTCACACATGATCTGGGCGATGAAGGCAAGAAACGCCTTGAAGATCTAGCAAATCAGGCCAGAGTCGCCAAAGAGGCCATCTCACAGATATTCGCCAAGCATGATAACCAGGGGCTCACTCAGGTTGATCAGGCTGTCAATGCTGAAGATGCGGCTTATAACAAGGAATTGGCCGCTTTGAAAACTGCGCTGGAAACAAGGGTCATTACGCAGCTGCAATTCAATGTTCGCGAACGGCAGCTTACGGCTGACCACATGTCCGCACTGCAAAAAATATATAGCGATGGGTGGGACAAGATTGTCAACGCCGTTCCGGCCGGTGATGGCGCCATCCCACAAATCCTCTTTGCCGGACTGGATCCGTTTGAAGGCCTGCGTAAAAGCTTCAGTGACACCCAGCGGCTCATCCAGGCCGGCCTTGAAGAAGAAGCCGCCAAAGAGAAGGTCATCAGCGATACCGCCAAAGCCACCGGCGAGGACCAATACACCACGGAGCAGAAGCTGCAGGAAATCCGCGGCAACTCCGCAGCTCAGCTGCAGGCCATGGCGGACAAGATGGAGCAGATCGCCCACACGATGGGTGACGCCGGCATGATCGCCGAAGCCGATAAGCTTGAGGCCAAGCTGCAAGACTTGCGCGTCAAAACCGCGAGTTGGGGTACTGAGCTGAAGAAAGCTACACTTCAGGACGGCGAGAACTTGTTTGTGGGGCTGGCTTCAGGCGCGGAAGGCTGGGCGCAGGCCTTCCAAAATGCCGGGCAATCGATTCTGGCTGAGCTGGCCAAGATCATTTACAAGCTTTATATCGTCAAGCTGCTGCAGGCGGCCATCAACGGCATTGGCGGGATGTTCGGCGGCGGTGGCAGCGACATGGGCATATCAGACACCGGCTCAGGTTTATCAAGCATCAGTTCTGGAATCGGCAGCCTCTTTGGTGGTGGCCGCGCCAGCGGTGGGCCGGTGCTTCCCGGTATGACGTACATGGTGGGTGAGCAGGGGCCGGAACCTCTCATGATGGGCCGCAACGGCGGTTTTATCCTTCCTCACTCCAGCGGTGGCGGCGGCAGGGGCGGCGCGCCTATTGTCAACATCCACAATTACGGCCAACCCATGGAGCAGCAGCAGACGAGTCACTTTGACGGCCAGCAGTACGTGGTGGACGTGGTGGTCAAAGACATCCAGACAAATGGCGCGATTGGGCAACTGCTCAGGCGCTAGCCGTCCGCTCCATGCAATGGTTGACCGAATTTTCCAATCCGCGCTAAAGCTCAACCGTGGCCAACTTCCCTGAGCTGGATAAAAAGCCGGATGTGAGTCTTGTACAGAGCTACAACGACTCCACCATCTCCAGCGCCATGGAGACCGGCCTGGAAATCACCCGGGCGCGATTCCCGCGTGTCCGCCGGGAATGGCAAGTCAGCTATCGCAACGTGCTGCAGTCGGATTCAGACGCGCTGGATGCGTTCATCCGCACAGCGGTTTACGGCACGGCCGGTTCGTTCACATGGACCCATCCTAAGACCGGCGAAAAGGTCCTTGTCCGCTTCAGTCAGCTTCCTGCTTTGGCAGAGGCTGGGTACATCGTCAATTCCAAGCTGATCGCCGCGGGCGCGGATCCGGTTCAGGCGCAGGGCTTCAGTGACAGTTTCACCTTCAAGGTGAGGGAGGTATAGATGCGCGTTAACCATGAAATCAGTGCGGTGTTCATCGAGCAGTGCAAAACCAAGGTCTATCAGCGCCGGATACAGCTCCAGCGCCGTCACGCCTTTGTGGCGGACGCCCAGCGCGAACTGCGCCAGGCTGAGCGTGAATTAAAGAAATGGAGCGGCATCCGCGCCCAGCAGCTTCGCAGCAAACGTAGAAAGCGGTCAAAGAAGTAAATGCAATCTCTCTCGCTCGCATCCGCGCTGCAGAAACACCAGGTGGCTGGCACAGCGCCGTGGTTTGTCCTGTTGGATATCTATCCCAACAAGGACGATCTGAGTGTGGTGCTGCGCGTGGCCCGCAACACTGATGACGTGATCTGGCAGGGCAATACTTACGTCGCGTTCAACTTCGATATCCAGTCGATTGAAGAGAACTCCAACGGCCAGCTGCCCAATGTGACCATTCAGGTATCGAACGTGAACCGCGCGGTGCAGGGCCAGCTTGAGCCATACAGCGGCGGCATCGGCGCCAAGGTGGTGCTTACGGTGGTGCAGTCGGCTGATCTGGCCGGAGATCCGGTGCAGCAGTTTACCTGGACCATTCTGGAAGCCAGCGCCACCGATCAGTGGGTAACGTTCACGTTGGGCGCGCCCAACCCGTTGCGCCGCGCTTTCCCGAATGGCCAGTACGTCAAGAACCATTGCATGTGGCGCTATAACACGCCGGCGCTGCAGGCCGTGGCCGATCCGGCGGGCTCAAACTGTGGATACCTTGGCGCACTGGCCACGTGTGACCTGACATTGAACGGCGCGAACGGTTGCCGCTTCCATGCCAATCAGGAGCGCTTTGGCGGATTCCCGGGCATTGATAGCGCAGGCTTCAGGGCCGCGAGTGTTGTTTAAAAAGATTGCGAAAAGGAGAAACACCAATGAAGAAAATATTTGCTTTAGTCGCTGCCATGGCCATGCTGTTCGCCGTTCCCGCTTTTGCCGTCCACACTGCCATCACCGTGCAGGCCCCGGCGCAGTTCGGCGGTATCCAGAACGTGACGCTCACCGCGGCTGATTCTGCCAACGGCATGATGTTCCTCAATGACGGCAAGACGGTCCTTGTGGTCATCAACAATGACGTGGCCGCCAAAACCGTTACCGTGGTCTCTGTGCCGGATGAGAACGGGCGTACCGGTGACATTGTTCTTGTCGTGCCGGCGGCTGTGGGTGGCTTCCCGGGCATCGCCATTACTGACCAGCTGCCGACTGCGCTGTTTACTCAGCAATCCACTGACGCCGGGAACGTCTATGTAAGCTTCTCGGCGGCCACCAACCTGAAAGTTGCGGCCGTAAGGATCCCGTAACCATGGTGATGATCACGGCGCCGCGCTACTATTCCGATCTGATCGGCAAGGCCTTCGCTCCCAGCGGGCGCGGGCCTTTGACCTTTGATTGTTATGGCGTGGTCAAGTGCGTGCTTGAGCGCAACGGCATCCCGGCGCCGGACTATCCCAGCGCGGAAGATGGCGGCGTTAATGCGGCGCTCATCCTGGCCGCCATGGAGGCTGGGTGGACAGAAGTAAAAGTCCCAGAGGCAAACTGCGTGGTCCTTTTCCGCATGGATCAGCGCGTAGGCACTCACGTCGGGGTAATGGTGGACGGCGCAAAGTTCCTGCACGCGCTGGAAAAGACCGGCGTCTGCGTTGAAGATGTCCGCTCAGAGCTGTGGAAGCGCAGAGTGTTGGGGTACTACAGGTGGAAGCAATGAAACATGTAGAGCAGACTACCTTCGGTGTTCCAACTGGCAACTGCTTTGCCGCTGCTGTTGCGTCTATTTTGGAGCTTGACTTCATCCCAGATATAGACCCATCCATCCAAGACGAGGCTGAATGGCGAAGGCAATGGACAGAGTTCTTTAGTTCGATTGGGTATGAGTGGGACGCGATCACGTGGGATGATAACTGGAACTATTCGCCAAAAGGATTCAGTATTGCCAGCGTGCAACTCGCGCCTGGAGTACTGCATGCGATTGTCTGTCAAGACGGAGTGCCGGTGCATGATCCTCTGCCTGGTATGCCATTCTTAAAGTTGACATCAGACGAGCAACGTAAATACGAGATTGTGGCATTCACGCGCATGCGTCCTTTGACCGATTTAGCTAAAAGCTAGTAGCTAGTAGCTGATGGCTACTCTCAGACGCATCATCATTCTCAATCCTTTTGACCGCTCCCAGCGCACGGTAGAAGACCTTGAGCTCGCCGACGGCATGACTCCGCTGGCCACCTTCATTGAAGAAAAAGACGGCCAGCAGATCATTACCGTAGTCAATGGTGAAGTGATTCCGCCGGGCCAGCGCGCGCTGAGGCTGTTGCGTCCCAATGATTCGCTGGTGATCGCCCCGGTGTTGCAAGGCGGTGGCGGCGGCGGCAACAAAGGCATCCTGCGCATGATCGCCATGATCGCCGTGTTGGCCGCTTCCATTCTTGTTCCGGCGTTTCTTGTGGCGGCCGGCACAATCGCCGCTGGAGGCATGGCGGCGGCTCTGATCGGCGCCAGCATCGCTATTGGCGGCGCTCTGATCGTCAACGCGGTTCTGCCCGCAACCCAGCCAAAAGCCCAGCAGGATACCGCCATCTATGGCTGGAACGGCCCGCAGATGACCGCGCGCCAGGGACTGGTGATCAATAAAGGCTACGGCATCTTTGGCGAATCGCCCAACGTGATCTCCAGCTATGTTTACACCGCGCAGGACAAGCAATACATGAACCTGCTATGCAGCTTTGGCTGGGGCCCGGGCCGGTCTATCACTCAGATCAAGATCAATGACAATCCGCTGGAGAATTACAAAGGCGTTCAGGTTGAGAAGCGGCTGGGCTTCAAT